AGATAATCTTGGCATATCATACATATTTATTGCACAGACAAAGGTTATAAATATGAGTATGTCAGAACTACAAACAGGACAACAGGAAATATTTGAGTACGTCAAAAATAACCTAGGTGATGGTATGATTGACGTTGAATTAGACCCTAAACACTATCAAACGGCACTGGAAAGAGCTATAAACAAATTCAGACAGAGATCATCAAATGCTGTAGAAGAGTCGTATGCTTTTCTTACTTTAAAGAAAAATCAGAACACATATATCTTACCAGATGAGATTATCAACGTGAGAAATCTCAACAGGAGAAGTGTTGGTTCTAGGACAGAAGGCGGAGAAGGTGGAACACTTTTTGAACCTTTCAACTTGGCCTACACAAACACATACTTGTTAAGAGCAGGTGCAACGGGTGGACTGGCCACTTACTATGCTTTTGCATCATACCAGGAACTGGTAGGAAAGATGTTTGGAAGTTTCATACAGTACCATTTTGATGTGGCAACAAAGAAATTAACAATCACACAAAGACCTAGAGCAGATGACGAAACAATCCTTATGCACACTGACAACTTTAGACCAGACATCACACTGTTCAAGGACATCTATTCAAAACCATGGATCAGAGATTACACACTCGCAGTATCCAAGGTAATGTTGGGAGAAGCAAGAGGCAAATTCAACACCATTGCAGGACCACAGGGTGGAACAACCCTCAACGGTGACGCTCTTAAGAGTGAAGGTGTTGCAGAGATGGAAAGACTTGAACTGGAAATTGGTAATTTCTCAGAAGGCGGAAATCCACACAGTTTTGTTATTGGTTAATTGACCACACTCTCCATTTAAATAATAGTATCATGATAGATACTCGATACAAAAAACTTTCCAAATGCACACTAGAAGAATTAGCTAACATGGTTGATGATCTAGAGAATGTTGCCATACATGCCTTAAAAGAAAAGAAACTGGGTGTGCGGAAACTGGTATTAACATCAGTCCATGATGTTAAAAAAGAGATTGAAAAACGTTTAAAAAAATAGTATAATAAACCTATGTTGATAGGTGTAGTAGGTTTAATAGGTTCTGGTAAAGGTACAGTCGCAGATAGACTTGTACAGAAACATAATTTCCGTAAAGATTCATTCGCAAAAAGTTTAAAAGATGCAGTTGGTTCCATGTTCAATTGGGACAGGGAAATGCTAGAAGGCAAGACTGATGAGAGTAGAGCATGGAGAGAAACTCCGGATAAATTTTGGAGTGAAAAATTTAGCAAGGAAGTCACTCCCAGATGGGTGTTACAATACTTCGGCACAGAAGTCATGCGTCAAGGAATGCATGATGCCATATGGATTGACAGCTGTCTAGCTAGATACAAAGGAGAACCCACAGTAATATCAGACACTAGATTTGAAAATGAGATCAAAACAATCAGAGAGTCCGGTGGCAAGATCATCCTAGTGAAAAGAGGGCAAGATCCTGATTGGTTCACAAGCTATGTGGAAGGTAACATAATGCCCACAGGCATCCATTCTTCGGAATATGCATGGGCGAAATCAGATTTTGATTATGTGATCAAGAACGACGGAACTTTAGAAGAGTTATATCAACATGTTGACGATCTACTCGTCAGCAACAAGATCACCAATACGCCATCCCAACTTACGGACACTGGCCAGCCTTTGGCAATTGGCGCAAACAGTTTTTAAGTTAGTAGTAGCAGTATTCTTCATACTCCCATCCACAAAGAACACATCCAGTTGAGATTGCTTTTGTGCCCTAAATCCACACAGCTCACACTTCTTGTGTTTCTTGTATCCGGATCTCTGTAGGGCTGTGACTCCTCCCACCTTCTTGCCGGCCTTCTTTCTATTACAAGTGTCACACAAGCTACGCCAGTAGATGGTCGTGCCTTTCTTGTAAGCATAGGCCCTAGGCTTTGCTTTACACCCCTTACACAGCGGTCTGTTGTTGTATACCATACACTTATTTACGTCGCCTATATAGGCACCTAAAAATAGCAAGTTATATCGTAAAAACCATACGATTGAATAAATAACTCTAGTATACGTTAAACTTGCAAGGAGAAAACGAAAAATGGCATTAACATCACCAGGAGTAGAAGTTTCAGTAATAAACGAAAGTTTTTACGTACCATCAGATGCTGGTACAACACCACTATTCATAGTAGCATCAGGACAGGATAAGGCAAACGGAGCAGGCGACGGCACAGCGGCAGGAACAACAACTGCAAACGCCAACACTGCTTTCTTGATCTCATCTCAGAGAGAATTAACAGAGACTTTCGGAGATCCGAAATTCTACACAGACGCATCAGGAAATTCATTACAGGGATATGAATTGAATGAATACGGTCTACAAGCGGCTTACTCATTCTTGGGTGTGGCCAACAGAGCTTTTGTTTTAAGAGCAAACGTCAACACTAGCGATTTGATCGGTAGTGCAACGGCTCCAACAGCGGCACCAACAGACGCATCATACTGGTTTGACCTTGCATCAAGCAATTATGGTTTATTTGAATGGTCTCAAACTAATCAAACATTTACAGCAATTACTCCAATCTTGATCACACTTGTTGCTGATCTAGTTGGCGGTGTTTCTACTGGTGCACCACTTACTTCTATTGGACAAACTGGATCATACGCAATCAACACAACACACGTTTCAAACAAGATCTTCAAGAAGACGGCAAGTAACACTTGGGTACAGGTTGGAGCAAGTACATGGCACACGTCATTACCTATATTTTCGGTTGCATCAGGAACAACTGTAACTAACGGTCATAAGTTACAAATTAACGGTACTTCTATCACAGTATCAGGAACATCATTGACTAACGTTGCCACAGCGATTGGCTCAAACGCCACTAACGTTACTGCGGCAGTGAACTCTGTAACAGGTAACCTAGAGATATTCCACAACGGTCTAGCACTAGGTGACTCAACAGCAGGTACAAACTCAATCAGAATCGAAGAAGAGACAGGATTACTTGCTTCATTAGGGATCACAGCAGGCACTTACAACGGTGCTCAATTCCTGCAAGCGGCACACACTTCAAGACCTACTTGGAAAACAGCTGACGAGAACAGACCTAACGGTTCTGTTTGGTTCAAGACTACATCAGCAAACTCAGGTGCTAACATTGTTGCAAAACTTTATGCTTCAGCAAGTGCAAGTTTCTCAACAGTTGCGGCTCCATTACACGATGACCACAGCACAGCAATCTTCAAATTAGATGCGGCGAACGGTGGAACAGGTTTATCTGTAGGTGACTTATATACACAATTCAACATCACTGAGCAGAGCATAACAGCGGCAGACGCGGCTGACACTACTCCAAATCTTGGTGACTTCCAACTATTCAGATACGAAGGTGGTGCAACGACAGTGACAAGTTTATTGACTAGTCCAAGTTTCACAAGTTCAGACACTTTCACAATCAAAGAGACAAGAAAAAATCAAGATGGTTTCAGTACAGCAGTTACAGTTACACTAGGTGGAACAGGTGCTGATGATTTTGTTGCGGCAGTTAATGCCAAAGTTAACGCTAACGCTTTATCTACATCAACTACTGAATTAATAAATGTTAGAGCAAGTAAATTAACAACTGGCGAGATCGTGCTTACACACGTACTGGGCGGTGACATCAGATTAGTGGACGGAGATGTTGGTACACCATTGGCAGATGCAGGTTTTGATTATGCCTCAACTGCACACGTTTACGGAACATACACGGCAAGCAGTGCAACACTGATTGACAACTTGTACACAGTTCCAACTGGAGAGTCCATGGACTCAACATCAAACAGAGGATTGTTAATTTCAAACTGGAAAAGATTAAGCTACACAGCTTCACTTTCTGCTCCAAGCAACGAACCAGCAGACGGTACACTATGGTACAGCACTAGCTTAGATGCAGACATCATGGCACACAACGGAACTACATTCGTTGGATATGCAACAGCATACTCAACTACTGATCCGAATGGTCCACAGTTTAGTGCAACAGCACCAACTTTACAATCAGATGGTACTGCACTTGTAAACAATGACTTATGGATTGACACAAGTGATCTAGAGAACTATCCAAAACTTTACAAATACAACACAGCGGCAACGTTGAGTTCAACTAACACGGCCAACCAAGTAGCAGTAACTACAACTGGTGCGGCATGGGTGCTAGTTGACAAAGCTGACCAGACAACAGAAGACGGTGTAGTTTTCGCAGATGCGAGATGGCACAACTCTACTGACAAAGCGGCAGGAACTAGCACAGCGGCAGGAACAGCTTCAACAATCAAATCATTGTTGAGCGATGGTTTCCTAGACCCGGATGCTCCAGATCCAGCTTTATTTCCACAGGGTATACTGCTTTACAACACTAGACGTTCTGGTTACAATGTTAAGGAGTACAAAAACAGTTACATCACAACTACGAAGTATCCAGGTTCTGGATCAAGTGGTTTGGGTAACATCAGATTCAACAGTAACGAATCAGTTTCAACTTACTATCCAGACAGATGGGTTACTAAGTCAAGCAACAATGCAGACGGCTCAGGATCTTTCGGAAGAAAATCACAGAGAAAAGTTATCGTTGAGCAACTGAAATCAGAGATCGACACCAACCAAGCAATCAGAGAAGACCAAAGAGGTTACAATGTTATTGCTACACCTGGTTACCCTGAGTTGATCCAAAATATGATCAACTTGAACACAGACAGAAACGAAACAGCGTTTGTAGTTGGAGACACTCCATTAAGATTGGAAGGTACATCAACTAAAATACAGGACTGGGCCAACAACGCGGCGGCGGCACTGGACAACGGTGAAGACGGTCTAGTAAGTGCAAGTGATTACTTGGGTGTATTTTATCCATCAGGACTGACAACGGACAACACAGGTAAATCGATTGTAGTTCCAGCATCACACATGATGTTGAGAACACTGGCAAACAATGACAGTGTTGCTTTCCCATGGTTCGCTCCATCAGGAACTAGAAGAGGTGTTGTTGACAATGCCACAGCAGTTGGTTACATCGACACAGCGTCTGGAGAGTTTGAAACAATATCTGTAACGGAGTCAGTGAGAGATTCAATGCATGAAGTTAAGATTAACCCAATTACTTTCTTTGCAGGAGCAGGGATCGTTAACTTTGGTAACTTAACTAAAACATCGGCGAATTCAGCTTTGGACAGGATCAACGTTTCAAGATTGGCAGTCTACTTGAGAACACAGTTAGACGCAGTTGGAAAACCATTTATCTTTGAACCAAATGATGAACTGACAAGGAACGAGATCAAAGGTGCGAT